GCGGGCGGCCATCGACTCGGGCGGCAACGTCTCCGAGCACCAGGTCCTGACCCGCACCGAAGAGGTCTACGCCTGGTGCCGGGCCCGGGGCGAGGGACGGCTCTTCCCGATCAAGGGTCGGTCACGCGAGCATTACGTTCCCGTGTCCTGGACCACGGTGGACAAGCTGCCCAAGTCCGGCAGCCCCATCCCCGGCGGGCTGCGGCTCTACCTGCTCGACGTCGGCTACATCAAGCGGCTGGTGTTCAAGCGGCTGCAGCCGGACGCCAAGCAACCCATGTGGCTACATGCCGGCACCGAAGCAACCTACGCCAAACACATGGCGGCCGAGCGGCTCGTCCGCGCCAAAAGCGGCGCCCTGGTCTGGGAGGCGGTGAGCAGGGAAAACCACCTGCTCGACGCCACCATGATGGCCCACGCCTGTACGGACGGATCCTGGACGCCGAGCCTGCAGTACCTGCTGGCCCAGGCGGACGAGCAGGAAGCCGACCAGGCGATCGCGCCCGGGTCGGCAGCGAACGAAACGTCAACCCTGGCCATGGCCGCCCGTCGCGCCAGCGACATTCTGGCCGCCCGCCGGGGGTGAGGGAGCACCATGAGCACCACGAATATTCCGTATGACCGCACCGCCGAAGGGCCACTCATCACTGTCAGGAAACTCATGGACTGGCTCGACTGCTCCAAGGCGCACGCGTATCGATTGGTGCGCAGGGGGGAATTCAAGGTAGTGCCCGTGGGAGACGTCAAGGGCCTCCGGGTGACCACCAAAAGCGTGGAGCGCTATCTCCGCCGTCGGGAAAAGGAGATGTCATGAGGACACTTGTCGTCACGCTGCTGCTGTCGCTCGGTCTCGCCCTCCCCGCCCTGGCCGGCGGGGAGTCCCACGTCTACGACGCCCAGGGGCGCTACCGGGGACGGGCCACCGTCAACCCGGCCAACCCGAAGCAGACGAATCTCTATGACGCCAAGGGTCGCTACGTCGGGCGGGTGATGACGGGGCCGGACGGCGAGGCGCGGCTTTATGACCGGCAGGGACGGTACAAGGGACGGGCGACGGGCGGGAATCCGCCGGTGCCGCCCGGGCAGGAGCCCTGATGTCAGGCCGCCCGGTCCCGCAAGGTCACAGCCACTTCCTGGCCCAGGGCCGAAAACGCCGCGTCCAGCACGTCCAGGCGGGAGGCATGGTTGAGGTCGAGCAACCGATCGGCGTTCTGGCGCGGGAGCCCCATGCGCCGGGCCAGTTCGGCCTTGGTGACGCCCTGTCGGAACATGGCCGCGTACAAGAGCACCTTGAGGGCCGTCTGGGTGGACAGCCGGACCGGATGCAGCCCCGCCGGAGCATCGCCCGTCGGCAGGGGAATGTCCCGCTTGTGGGCCATGCGCGCTGCCAGCGCCTCCTCGATGGCGCCCGCAGCGTAGCCGAGGGCGTCCTGTTCGTCCTCGCCGAAGCTGGTCACCTCGGGCAGATCCGGACAGGTCACCAACAGGGTGTCGTTGTCGTCGGGCGTCAGTCGTACGGAATAGGTGAGCATGGGCTCCCCTCCTCTATTTGAGTCCAAGATCCTTGCAAATCTTTTGCAGCAGGCCCTTGCCGATCTCCTTTTGCCCGTGCATGGGCAGTTGCGACGTCCTGTCGCCAAGGATCACGGTCAGGTGGCCGGAACCGCCCCGGTGCGCCTCGAAGGTGCATCCCTGTTCGGCCAGCCACCGCTTGAGTTCCTTGCTGTTCATGGCAGCATCATAAGTGGTGACAGTATTGTCGTCAACACTTATGATGACAAAATCAGGCCCAAATACTTATTTTTGAGGGTGCGAAATCGGTGAGCGATTTTGCATGGTTCGACACGCATCATAATAGCCTTCCATAACTGATTTTTATCTCTCTTCCGTGAGGCCGATTCCGACCTCAAAAAAGCGTCTCTCTTGTCTCTATCGTCTCTCTTGTCTCCTCGTGGGCCGGGGTGGGTGTGCTAGCCCGCAGCCATGGCCATCTTCACCCGAGCGGAAAAAGCCGAACACATCGCCAAGTGGAAGGAAGCCCTGCTGGCCGTGGCCCAGGGACAGGAATTCACCATCGGCACCCGGCGGCTGCGCCGGGCCGACCTGCCCGCCATCCAGCAGCACCTGGACTGGCTCGACCGGCAGACCACGGTGGAAGATGCCGCCGCCGGAAACGGCAACCCCGCCTTCACCTCCCTCATCCCCGGGAGGTATTGCTGATGGGCAACTGGCTGGACGCGATCGTCGGCTACCTTTCCCCGGAGCGCGGCTTGCGCCGGGCCCAGGCCCGGGCCGTCATGGCCGCCCTGGGCGGCGTTTCGGGGATCGTTTCCGGCACGCGCCGCACCGCCGGAAGCCGCGAGGGAACCCTGGCCAATTTCTTCCCGAGCCGGATCAACCCCTACGCCGAGGAACGCGACGCCGACCTCATCCGCGACCGGGCCGAGTCCCTGGTGGCCAGCGACGGCCACGCCGCGTCCTGCGTGGATTCCCTGACGCTCAACGTGACCGGCCCGGGCCTGCGCCCGCAGTCCTCACCCAACGCGCAACTTCTCGGCCTGTCCGACGACGAGGCCGACGCCTTCGCCGACAGCGCGGAAGCGGCCTGGGACCTCTGGTGCGACGAAGCAGACGCTGCCGACACCGACCATTTCAACGACCTGCAGTACCAGGCCTGCCGCTCCATGTTCGCCCTGGGCGAATTCATCCACCTGCCGGTCTGGATCGACGAGCCCGGCCGATCCTTCGGCCTGGCCATCCAGGCGCTGCATCCGGCCCGGCTGCGCACGCCGTGCGACTTGTCAAACAATCCACTCATCAAACGCGGCATCGAGATGGCCCCCGACGGTCGGCCCGTGGCCTACTGGCTGGCCGAACCACCGGACAACCGCCCCCTGGCCGGCCTGTCGAGCGTCTCTTTCCGGCGCGTGCCCCGCAAGATCGGCCACCGCTGGGGCTGCCTGCACCGCCGACACGGCATCATGCCGGAACAGTACCGCGGTGAGACCATCCTGGCGCCGGCCATGAAACTGTTTTCCGACCTGGCGGCCTACGTGGATTCCGAGCTGGTCTCGGCCGTGATCGCGGCCAGCTTCACGGTGTTCATGGAGTCGCTGGGGGACCAGTACGGCGGGGCCGTCGACCTGAGCGGCAACAGCAAAAAGGCATTGGTCAAGCCGTACCCGGAGGAGATCAAGCCGGGCGTGGTCATCACCGGCCGCCCCGGCGACAAGCCGCACATTCTGGCCAATCCCCGGCCGGCCCAGAGTTTCGACGCCTTTTACACCCGCATCCTCCACGCCCTGACCGCCTCCACGGGCCAGCCCTACGTGTCGGTGACCAAGGACTTTTCCCAGACGAACTATTCGTCCGCCCGGGCCGCCCTACTGGAGGTCTGGAAACTCTACACCCTCTACCAGGACTGGTTCGTGCGCGGCTACCTGAACCGCGTGTACGCCATGGTGCTCGAAGAGGCCTGGCTGCGCGGCTACCTCGTGGTGCCGAGGGGCAAGCCGGATTTCTACGAAGCCACCCGGGCCTGGTGCGGCGTCTCCTGGACCCGGCCCCCACGCGGCCAGATCGATCCGGTCAAGGAGCGCACCGCCGAAAAACTCGGTCTGGACGCGCTGTCCGACTCGCTCACCGACATCCTCTACGCACGCGGCACCGACCCGGAGTCCATGGCCCGCAAGATTTCTCGAGAACGCCGGACCTATGCCCGGTACGGGCTGACGCCCACGGCGACGCCGGTCGCTGTATCGGTGCAGGTCCCGGCCAAGGACGACGAGGACACAACCGACAAGGAGCAGGCCGCGTGAGCATCCAGACGGAACGCCGTTGGGCCATGGAGCCCGGCCACTTGGCCGGACTTTTCCGCGCCATGAAGGCCAAGGGACTGCCGGACGTTGCAACCGTTGCAGCCATGGCCTCCGGCTCGGACCGGGAGGATGCGCTCTATGACCGTCTCGGCCCCCTGGCCGTGGTGCGTCTCTCCGGACCGATGTCCAAGGACGGAAACTTATGGTGGGGCATTACCTCCATGCGCGAAGTCGGAGCCGGATTGCTCCAAGCCGGCCAGGACGCGACGGTGTCGGGCATTTTTCTGGATGTGGACACCGCGCCCGGCGGCACGGTGGCGGGCATCGAGGAGCTGGCCGGCATCGCCCGGATGGTTGCCGCGCAAAAGCCGCTCTACGTCTATGCCTCGGATCTGCTGGCCTCGGCCGCCTATTGGGTGGCCAGCCAAGCCAAGGAAATCGCCACCCACGAAACGGCCGAAATCGGCTCCATCGGCGTGGTGTTGACCCATACGGACTGGTCCGGCTGGAACGAACAGATGGGCGTGGACGTCTCCTACATCACGGCTGGCAAATACAAGGCCATGGGCAATCCGGACGAGCCGCTGTCCGAGGAGGCCCGGGCCTATCTGCAGCAGCAGCTCGACGCCGTCTACGACCTGTTCCTCGACGCCGTGGCCGAGGGCCGGCGCGTTTCGCGCGAGCAGGCCCTGGCCATGGCCGACGGCAAAGTGTTTCTCGGCCGGCAGGCCCTGGAGCTGGGACTGGTGGACCGCCTCGAAAGCCGCGCCGATTTCATCAACCGCATCGTGCAGGAGGTGCACATGGATCTCAAAACCTTCAAGGCGGAGCACGCCGGCGTGGCGGCCGAACACCGCGCCGAAGTGGCAACGGAATTGTCCGCCAAAGCCGACCAGGACCGACAGGCCGCCGTGGCCGCCGAACGAGACCGCTGCCTGGGCGTGGTCACCGCCCTGGTGGGCAAGGAACTGGGCGACAAGGTGGCCGGTGTGGTCGCTGCGGGCGTGACCGCCGAACAGGCCCAGGCCATGGGCGCGTTCATGGCTGCCCCGGCCGCCGCACCGGACAAGGACGAGCCCTCCCGGGCCCAGAAGGACGCCCTTGCGGCTCTCAAGGCCGCCACGGAAAAACCCCTGAATCCGGCCGCCGACGCCGCCGCCAAAGCTCCGGACTTCGAAACCCTGGTGGCGGCCGCGGAGGAAACGGGCCTGTCCAAGGGCAAGGCCATGGCCAAGGTCATCAAGGAGCATCCCAAGGCGCACGCCGCCTGGCTGGCCAAGCAGAACGGCAAGGAGGGCAAGTAGATGGCCTACCGCAGCAAATCCCGCCTGACCTATCCGGCCTCCGAAATCCTGGAGGCCTACCGCCTGGTCACGCTCCTGCCCACCGGGCAGATCGCCTACAACGACGCGGCCACGAAACCTTTGGGGGCGACGGAGTGTCCGGCCCAGGGAACCGGACAGCGCATCGGCGTGCGCCTGCTCAACACCGAGGGCACCGTCGAGATCGAAGCCTCGGGCACCGTGGTCCTGGGCGACGACGTCATCGCCGCCCAGGACGGCAAGGTGGCGAAAGCCTCCGGGGCCGGCGTGCTGATCGGCATGGCCCTGGTCGGCGCCTCCGCAGGCGGCGTCGTCGAACTGGTCCCCTACGGCTACGGCCACACCCTGAGCTAGTCGGGCTGACAAGGAGGTTTCCGCGATGCCCATTTCCAACGCCGTTGTCCGCCCCGATCTCGGGGCCCTGGCCTTCGCCTACAGCCTGTCGGCCGCCACCATCGGCTACATTGCCGATCTGGTGCTGCCGCCGTTCTACACGCCGCTGCAGACGGCAAAATACCCGATCATTCCGGCCGAAGCCCTGCTCGAGGTGGCCGACACCGCCCGGGCGCCGCGTACGGCCTACGCGCGCGGCGACTGGGACTTCGATTTCGAGGACTACTCCTGCTCCGAGAACGGCTGGGAGGAACCGGTCGACGACACCGAGGCCAAGCTCTACCGGAACTATTTCGACGTCGAGACCATGGCCACCTATCGGGCCATGTCCATGGTCCTGCGCTCCCGGGAAAAACGAACGGCCGCCAAGGTCTTCGACGTCGCCACCTTCGGGGGCCATGCCGTGGGGCATGCCTGGAACGACTACGCCAATGCCGATCCCCGGGCCGACGTGGTCAAGGGCATCGACGGCATGCGCCTGGCCATCGGGCTCAAGCCCAACGCGCTGATCCTGGACGAGTCCATCCTGCGCCAGGTGTCCATGTGCGATGCGGTCATCGAGCGGGTCAAATACTCCGATCCCAACGCCATCCGGGGCGAACTGACCGTTCCCCAGCTCGAGGCCTACTTCGGCGTGCACATCATTGCCGCCGGAGCGGTGAGCAATACCGCCCCCAAGAAAAAAGCCAAGAACGTCAAACCGCTCTGGTCTCCGACCATGGCCATGCTGGGTGTGGTCAGCTCGGGCGGCCAGGATCTGCGCGAGCCCTCCCTCGGCCGGACCTTCGCCTGGGAGGAGGACGCCCCGGACATGCTGGTGGTCGAGACCTACCGCGAGGAACAGACCCGCAGCGACATCGTGCGGGCCCGGCAGAACACCGACGAGTGCATCCAGTTCACCGGCGCTGGCTATCTGCTGACCGGCGTCATCCCGGAATAAGGGGGCCTGTCGTGACGTTTTCTCCGCTTGAGGCCGCCGCCGTCACGGGGTTCACCTCCCTGCTGGTGGCGCTGGCCGTGCACATGCTCACCAAGCGCAACTACGTGAGTCACCGCCAGTGCGAGGAGCGGCGCGTCACGGTCTGCGCCACCCTCAAGGCGGTGCAGGACGGCCACGCCGAACTGCGCCAGGACATCAAGGACCGCACCAACACGCTCTTTCGCATGATGCGCGCCATGGTGGCCCACGACCGGGACATGCCGGCGGACGTCAAAACCGAGATCCTCAACGAAACCCCGGGGAGGTAGGCATCATGGCCGAAACGAATACCGACACATCTGCAAAACAGGCCACGCCCGGCTTCGACACCCCGGAAGGCATTGCCGCCCTGGGCGCTGCCATCGCCGCCGCCATGAAGCAGAAGGCGGCCGAAACCGTCACCGATCTGGCCGCCGAGGCCGTATCCCTGGCCACGGACAAGCCATCGTTGCGCTCCCGCCTGACGCCGCGCATGCTGGTCTGCCTGGTCCTGGCCGTGGTCCTGGCTGCCGGCGTGGCCCTGCTCTCCCCGCAGCAACTGCCGGTGGCCGCCTACAAGCTGGCCCTGGTCACCATCGCCGGCTACCTGGGCTACTGGATCGATCGCTGGTGTTTTCCGTACGCCCGACCGGATTCCTACCTTGTAGCGGCCGACTGGCGCACCGAAAACAAACCGACGGCCGAGCAGGCCAACCATCCCGTGGTCACGGGCTGCGAACAGGTCTACGCCGCCGCCATGCTACGCCGGGCTCTCGTCATGCTGGGCACCATGCTGGCCATGGGGCTGGGGCTGTAATGGCCCGGCTGGCGCGCGACTTCGGGGAGATGGTCCTGGCCTTGGCCGTGGCGGCCCTGACCGTGCTCCTGGTGGCGGGCTGCGACCGTCCCCGGGAGATGCCGGCCCAACCGGCCGCCGCCCCGGCTGCCGCAAAGGCCGCGCCGAAGACGGCGACCCCGGCCACGCTCGACGGCCGGGGCATCCCGGCAACTGCCCTACGCCACCGGACCGAACTGATCCGCAACGCCCGGAGCGTCTGGGGACTGGCCGCTCCCGTGGCCGTGTTCGCGGCCCAGGTCCACCAGGAATCCGGCTGGCGGGCGGACGCCAAAAGTCCGGTCGGGGCCCGGGGTATGGCCCAGTTCATGCCGTCCACGGCGGATTGGCTCTCCGGTCTCTTCCCGGAGCTGGCCGCCAACGAGCCGTACAATCCCTCCTGGGCTCTGCGCGCCCTGGTCACCTACGACCACTACCTGTGGGACCGCCTTGAGGCGGTCACTCCCTGCGACCGCATGGCCTTTGCCCTTTCCGCCTACAACGGCGGCCTCGGCTGGGTGCGCCGGGACAGCCGGCTGGCCGCCTCGCGCGGCCTAGCCCCGGACGCCTGGTGGGACAACGTGGAGGCCGTCAACGCCGGCCGATCCGTCGGCAACTGGCGAGAAAACCGGGGCTATCCCAAACGCATCCTGCGCACCCTGACGCCGCGCTATGTGGCGGCCGGATATGGGGAGGGCATCTGCCATGAGTAACCGTGCGCTTTTCGGAGCCACCGGCCTGGTCCTGACCGTGCTGCTGGCGGCCCTGGCCGGCCAGACCGTCCGGGTGGCCCAGCTCCAGACCAGCCTGGCCAGCATGGCCAAGGATCTGGGCGAGGCCAACACCAGAACCTCGCTTCTGGAGGCCTCGGCCAAGGCCCTGTCCGACGCCCGCGACGGGCTGACCGCCCAGGTCGAGGCCTGTCAGCAGGCCAATGTCCGCGCGCAGGCGCGGGCTGCCGATCGCTGCGTGATCATCCGTGGGGCCAAGCCCGTACCCGCCCGGGCGGGGAAGGTGGTGGACGATGCGACGAGCCGCAACGCTGCTGTGCACATTAATCATTCTTGCCGCGATTAGCGGCTGCGCCGGCAAGCCGGTCACGGTGCAGCACGGGGTTTCGCGTTGCCCCAGGCCGATCCGGCCCGAGCTGCCCGGCCTGGATCCGGCCGAGCATGTCTGCTCCCCAGCCAACCTGGATAGGCTGCTCACCATCGTGGACCGGCAGTGCGGCTACATCGAGCAGCAGGACGCGGCCCTCGATTGCTACGAACGGCAAACCGCGGGGCAACAGTGATGCGTGATTTTCTCCAGCACTACTTGAACGACGGACATGTCTACTGCCGGTTGAGGGATCTGGGGCTTTCCGCCGACCGCGCCAAACGCTGGAGCCTGGCCATTGCCCGCTGGTTGCGGCCCTGCCTCTACGGGAAAAGGAGCTGACATGGACATCGTCGATCGGGCGCAACGTGACGAAGGGGCCTACCTGGCGGCCGCCCTGTCTTCCATGCGGAGCGTTCCGGACGAGGAACAGCTCGTGGAGAACGGTCGGGTGGTCTGCCGAGACTGCGGCGAACCCATCCCGGCCGCCCGACTGGCCGCCTGTCCCGAGGCCTGTCGGTGCGTGGTCTGCCAGGAAGCGGCGGAGGCCTCCGGTGATCGATGACGCCGATGCCTTCGTGACCGCCTTTGCCGGGCCGGCCACCTATACGGTCAGCGGTGCCGGGACGGTCGTCCTGGCCGTGGTCGAGGACGGCGACCCGTGGGACGGCATCCCTGCCCTCCTGCGCGACAGCTACGATTGCGGCCAGGTGCGGCTCGGCCGGGCCTGGATCCGATCGGCCGATCTGCCGGCGGCACCGGCCTTCGGCCATAGCCTGGCGCAGGAGGGCACGGTCTGGACCGTGGCCGACGCCCGGCCCGAGGGCGCCATGCTGGTGCTCGACCTGTTTTGGGGCGTGTTCGTGGTGGACGTCACCGTCCAGACCGACCGCGAAGCGTCGGATGGGGCCATGGGATTTCGGCGCGCGCCGGCGGACGTCTGGACCGGCAAGGCGGCCGTGCGGGGGCTTTCCGGCAAGGAACGCGTCATGGCCGCCCGGCAGGTGGGCGTGGGCTACCGCTCCGGTTGGATGCCGGCCTGCCCCGATCTGGCCGCCGGCTGTCGCATCGTGACGCCGACCGAAACCCTCCACGTCACCAGCGCCTCCACCGACCACGCGCGCGGCTGGACCGTCTTCGAGGCCGAGGCGCGGCAAGAGGAGCAAGGCTGATGGGCATGTTCACCGATGCCGGCGAGTTGTTCATGGATCGCCTGGAGACCGCCATGGGGGAGGAGATGCAGGAAGAGGTGCGGCCCGAGGCCAAGCGGCTTTGCCCGGTGCGCACCGGGGCGCTGCGCGACTCCATCGAGGCCAGCGTCGAACGTGACGGCATGGTGGTGACCGGCGTCCTGGAAACGGACAAGCCGTACGCCCCGTTCCAGGAGTTCGGTTCGCACGACTATGCGGGCAAGGCCTTCATGCGCGGCGGCGCGGCAAAGTTCGACCTGGCCAAGGTGTCAGCCCGGCTGAAGGACGGCGGCGAATGAGCCGGTTGGCCACGCGCGAGACCGTGCGGCTCCGGTTGCGCCAGGCTTTCGACGTCTGGTTCGCCGCCCATGCCGACCATCCGTTTCGCGCGGGGATTGCCGGCCGGCTGGCCTATCTGCGGGCACCGAAACGATGGGCACGGCCCTATGCGGTGCTGTCCATCCCGGTGGCCATGGAACAGAGCACGCTCACCGAACGCATCTATGCGGTGACGGTGCAGATCATGGTTTTCGCCGACGCCTCCTACGAGGCGGAGGTGCTGACGTCCCACGCTCTCGACCTGTTCGAGGGCCAGCGGATCCCCGGCGAGGGGCTCAAGGACTTTGAACTGGCGCAGGGCGGGGACGTTCCGACCCTGCCGGACGAGGACGAGGTCTGGGGCGCAGGCGTCCAGCTCTCCGGCTTCGTCGAAACCGCCTAAGGAGCTGACATGGAAAGAGCCAATTTTCAGCTGGCCGTGGATGCGGCCATTGTTCTCAATTGCGGCACGCCCGATCAGGCCGTGGTCAAGGGGCTTAACAAGCTGGGCTTGCCGGAGCTGACGCGCGACGTGGTCACCGCCCAGGAGTTCCGGCGGAAGTACGATATCGAGTTTACCACGTCCGCCAAGCTGGGCCGCATCACCTATGGCGGCAACATGCTCGTGGGCGACACCAAGGGGCAGGACCAGCTCAAACAGTATTGGAAAGACAATACCAAGATCCAAACCGCCCGGGCCTACATTGACTTCGACAATTTCATGGCCCCCGATCTGGCCAATGATCCCGATTCGGCCTGGCAGGTGGTGAGCCATAAACCTGGCGAAACGGACAAGAACGGCATCATGTCCCTGACCGGCGAAATGACCTGCGGCGGCCTGTATGCCATCTTCGTCAAGCATCTCGCCGCCGCCACCATCGCGTTCGTAGCCGCCGGCAACACCATCACGGACACGGGCAACGGTTTCGTCGCGGCCGCGTTCGCCGCCGGCCAGACCCTCATCGTCGAAGGTTCGGCCAACAACAACGGCCAGTATCGCATCAAGGCCGTGGAGGCCGGCACCCTGACCCTGGACAGCGCCGTCAAGGCCGTCGTGGACGAGGCCNCCGGCGTCGAGGTCACCCTGCACGGCGGCACGCTGTAACCACTATCCCCGAAGGAGAACGAAGCCATGGCCAGACTGACCGGCGAAACGACGAAATGGTGCCCTCTCCCGGATGATCCGGACGGTGCGAGCATCCTGGTCAAGCACCTCAAGACCGGCGAGGAGCGCGACATCCAGGATACGATCGAGCTGTACGAGACCAGCCTCAAGCCCGACGCCGAGGGCAACCTGCAGCGAGAGATCAAGATCAACCCGGCCAAGGGCGACAAGCGCTATGCCTATCTCTGCGCCGCCGTCCGCGAGTGGAAGGGGTTTTTCGATGCCGACGGTCAGGAAATGCCCTGCACCGACGAGAACAAGATCCGCATGGCCCGGGACGACGAATCCTTTGGCCCGTTCGTCGGTCAATGCCGCACCGAACTGGCCGAGGACGTGGCCAAGGAACGGGAGGCGGCAAGAAAAAACTCCGTGAGCTAGGCCTGTGGCTGGCCGGGTCGGGACGCCAACCGTGCGATGTCTGCCGGCGCGCCTTCACTCCGACCAAATGGGACACCCCGGCCGAACGAAAACACAAGGAGAACGGACCGCCGTGTGCTACCTGCCGCCCCGGCGTGCATCCGGGCAACGCCACGGCCTACGCCCTGTACCAGCGGTGCGCCGACCAGCTCATCATCGGGCCCATGGGCGGCGTCGTGGGCCTGAATACCCTGGCGGTCAAATGCACCATGGAGCTGATGCGCATCCCTTTCCGGGAACAGGATGCGCTGATGCTTCAGGTCCAGGAACTGGCCGGCCTGATCATTGGCGAACGAGCCCGGGAACGGGAACGGCAGGAAGAAAAGAACAAGACGCGGGGATGAGTGCATGAGAATCAAGGCCGGCACCCTCGCGGTGGACATCACCGCCGACGGGAAAAGCTTCGAAGCTACCCTCAAGCGGGACGATTCCCTGTCCGAGGCCTTTGCCGACAATGTCGACAAACGGATGAAGCGCGTCGGCGGCAGTCTCCAGTCCGTGGGGAAGGCCGCCGGCATGACCGAGGGGGAGATGGCCGCCCTGGAAAAGCGCATGCGCAACGGTCTGGCCGCCGACGCCGCTTCCCGGGCGCTCCAGAACCTCAAACGCTACGCCGGGCTGACAGCCTCGGAATACGCCAGCCTGGCCGCCAAACTGGGCGTGGCATCCAAAGAAAGCAACAAGGCCGGCCTGTCGTTATCCGCCCTGACCAAAAGGGCCACGGCCGCCGCTGCCGCCTTTTTCTCCGTACGCGCCGGATTGCACGCCGCCGGTGAGGCATTCAACCAGTTCATGGGCTACGAATCGTCCTTGGTCGACATGGGCAAGGTGACGCATCAAANCCTTGNCGAGATCGATGCCGCCATCAAGGGCATGCCTCGGATCCTGGGCGACCCCACGGCCCTGATGCAGGGGTATTATCAAACGATTTCCGCCGGCGTGACCGACACCGCGGCCGCCATGGACATGCTGACCGCGGCGGCCAAGGCGGCCAAGGCCGCCCATGTAGCCCAGGCCGATACCATCAAAGGCCTGACCAAGACGATGGCCGGTTTCGACGGCGAGATCCGCAACGCCACCGAAGCATCGGACCTGCTTTTTACGATCGAGAAACTCGGCCAGACCTCCTTCGCGGAATTGGTTCCGGTTGTCGGTGACGTGGCCGAGTCCACGCACCTGGTCGGCGTCTCCTCCAAAGAAATGGCGGCCGGGTTGTCGTTGATCACCCAGACGTCCGGCTCCACGGCCGAGGCCGCCACCAAATGGAAGGCCATCATGGTCGGCCTGTACAAGCCGACCGAGGACCTGACCAAGGTGCTCGACGCCCTGGGCTACAAATCCGGTGTCGACCTGGTGAAACAGCAGGGCTTTGTCGGTGCTCTCCAAACGCTTCAAGGGGTAGCCGATCGGTCCGGATTCTCCCTTGGTCGGCTTTTCGAGTCGGCCGAAGCACTCACCGGTATCGCTGGCCTCTCGGCGCAGAATTGGGGGCGTTTTGCGGATATGTTGCACCAGGTGGAGGCCAGCACCGGGGGGACGGATGCCGCATTCCAACGCTGGAGGCAAACGTCGCAGGCCGTCAAGGATACCTACGACGCCACCATGCGCCAGATGGCTATCGAGTTCGGGCATGAGCTGGCCCCCATGATGACGGACGGCATGGAAAAGTTTTCCGCGATGATTCTGAAAAACAAGGAACCGATCGTCACTGCCCTGGGCGGTATCGCCACGGCCACGGGCTGGATCACCTCGGGCGTCATGGCGGCCACCAAGGAATACGAACGGTTCGCCAACGTCATTGCCGCCGCTGTCGCCGTGGCCAAGGGGCAGATGGATTTCAGCGACTGGGCGCTCTCCGGACCCGAGGAGCTGGCGGGGAAACTTCGGGAGGCCGGCGAACGCGCCCGGGCGGAAGCGGAACGTCAGGTCAAGGAGGCCAAGACCCAGAAGATACTCGAAGGCGACAATTCCGGCACCATCCCCGAATTGGCGGGCATGTTCCCGGATCTGGCGCCGGAAGCGCAAACTGCCAAAAAAGCCGTCGACGGCGTGACCGTCGCCCTGGGAAAGGCCGGCGATGCCGCCGAACGCTTCGCCGCCGAGTCCACCGCCGCTTTGGAACAGGCGCAAAACCAGTACATCCAGCTTGAAGAGCAGTATGCCGGCGACACCCTGGGGGCCAAGCTGGCCGCCATCGACAAGCGCTACGACGCGTCGGCGGCTGGTATCCGCAAATCCATGATCGGGATCAAGGGCTCGACCCAGGATGCCGAGGCCGCCCTGGCCCAGCTCGAGGGTAACCGGGCCCTGGAAAAGCTTGTCGCCCAGGCCGATGCCTGGCGCAAATCCATGGACGCGGCCGCCGCCATGCGGGGGGAGCTGGGCCGGCTCACCGACGATCCCACAGCCCTGTACGGCGCGGCCATGACTACGGCCCAGACCTGGGCGGTCGAGCAGCAGAAACGGATTGCCGCCATCCAGGACGAGGCCGAACGGACCAAGCAGCTCGGCGAGCTGCAACGAGCCATGGACCTCAAGGAGGTGGAGGCCAGGGCCCAGGCCTACGAGGGGTTGCAGGCCGTTTCCGCGAAGTACTGGGAGGCCGAGCGGGAACTCCTTGCCGAACATCTGGCCGTGGCCAGGAAAAATGCCAGCGACGAAACGGCCTACCGCATCTACGCCGCCGAGAAATGGGATGACTACAACAAGCGGCTCCTGGAGCGCCAAGTTGCCTACTCGGGATCCTTCGCCGGCGTCTTCACCGCCAAGTGGAGTCTGGCCTTCGGTGCGTACAAGAGCGACCTCACCCAGGCCCGCGACGATTACGCCGCCTTTGCCGACAGTTGCATCACGTTGACTAA